CGCTGAATGATCGGGAGTTGTGGCGGGCCCGGAATCCGGGTGTGCCGCGGCGGATCTCTGAGGAGTTCATCCGCAAGGAACGGCACGCGCTGCCGGCGGCGGAGTTCGCCCGCGAGCAGTTGGACGTGTGGGACGAGCCGGCGGGGGTCGCCTCAGCGTTCGGCCCTGGGAAGTGGGAATCCTGCGCCGGGCAACGGCCGGAAGGGTTGAGCCCGGGCGCTCTGGCTGTGGCGGTGTCGTTCGACCTGACCCACGGCTCGATCGGTGCGGCCGCCCAGGACGGCGGTCTGATGCACTTGAAGCCGTTGCAGTACGGCCCTGGGACGGCGTGGCTGGTAGGCCGGGCGAAGCAGTTGCAGGACGAGCACGGCGTCGACGTGGTGGTCGACAGTCGGGGTCCGGCGGCGATGCTGATCCCGGATCTGGAGCAGGCCGAGGTCAGGCTGCGGATCACCGAGATGGCCGACGTTCTGGACGCCTGCGCCGGTCTGTTCGATCTGGTGCAGGAGCGCAAGGTCCGACACGGGTCGTTCCCGGAGTTGGACGTGGCCGTGGCGGGTGCGGTGAAGCGGACCGTGGGTGATCGTTGGGCGTGGGGCCGGAAGGTGTCCACGGCGGATATCTCGGTACTCGAGGCGGTGACGTTGGCCGCGTGGTTGGTGGCGCAGCATGAGGCGCCACCGTCGGACATCTTTTAAGGCCACACCCGACCGGCAACATGAAGCGCGATTTCTCTCGCACTGACCAAGACGCCGGGTGTGGCCCGACTGAAATCTACCCCAGGAGGCGTGATGCAGCGACTCCTTGCCGTCGTTTGCCTGGTCGCCGGTGTGTTCGTGCTGGCCGGTCTGGGTTGGGCGTTGCTGGCCGCGGGTGCGGTGTTGTGGGTTCGTGACGACCGGGCGGTGGCGTGGCTGCGGGTCCGTGCGGAGTGGGCGCGGGTGACGTGGGGCCGGTTGGTGCAGATGCCCCGGCAGGCGCTGTCGGGCACGTCAATGGGTGCCGGCCTGGTCCTCGCCCCGGTGGGTGTCGCCGTCTATGCGGGCATTGGCCTCGGGCTGGCTGCGGCGGGTGTGATGCTGGTGGGCTTCGGCCTGCTGTCCGGCTGGAACGTGTAGCCGATGGGATGGCTGGACGGCGGCCGGAAGGCGATCGGGCTGCAGGTCCCGGACGGTGACCACAACACGATCGTGATTCCGTCGTTCGCCGGTGGGAAGCCGAACCAGGACGGGGCGCTGTACCCGGACGCCTCCTACGCTTCGTCGGCGCAGACCGGCTACGGCCGCAACGAGCTGGTCTACGCCTGCATCCGGGAGCGGTCGGAGAACCTTCCCCAGTCGGTGTTGCGGGTGTACCCCGGTCAGCACGGGGAGGCGTTGGAGGAGCACCGGTTGCGGAGGCTGTTGGCGCAGCCGAACCCGGTGACGAACGAGTTCGAGTTCTTCGAGCTGTCGGTGACGTACTTGGACCTGGCCGGCAACTGCTACTGGCTGATCCAGCGTGGTCGGGATGGACTGCCGGCCGAGTTGTGGCCGCTGCGCCCGGACCTGATCCGCATCCTGCCGACACAAAACCCGCGGGTGTGGAACTACGGCTACGTGCTGGACCCGTCGACTTCCGCGCGGGGCACCCTGACCGAGATCATCCCGGTACCGCAGCGGGACATCGTCCACGTCAAGTACCCGAACCCGTTGGATGCCTACTTCGGGCAGCCACCACTGCGGGCCGCTGCCCGTGCGGTGTCGTTGGACAACGCGGCCACCGACTTCGTCGACAGCCTGCTCCGCAACGACGCCACCCCGACGACGGTAGTCACCACCCAGGACCGGGTCGACGACGCGCTGGTGAACCGGCTTCGAGCCCGCTGGATGGCCCGCTTCGGTGGCCGCAACCGAGGCGGACCGGTGTTCCTGCAGAAGGGCATGGACATCAAGGCCATCGGGCTGAACCTGCGGGACCTGGAGTTCCCGGATCTGCGGGCGTACTCGGAGTCCCGGATCTGCGCCGCGTTTGACGTGCCGCCGATCCTGGTCGGCGCGAAGGTCGGTTTGGACCGGTCGACGTTCACCAACTATGGCGAGGCCCGCAAGCAGCTGTGGGAAGAGGCGATCTTCTCGTTGCAGCGGCGGTTCGGTGACGCGGTGGCGGCGAAGCTGCTGCCGAACTTCTCCGGAGTGGGCCGGTCGCGGGTGCAGTTGCGTTGGGACAACTCGGACGTGTTGGCGTTGCAGGAGGCGGAGTCGGCTCGGTGGGAGCGGGCGACGAACGCGCTGGCCCGCGGCGGTATCACCATCAACGACTTCCGCCGCACCGTCGAGCTCGAGCCGGTGGCCAGTGGGGACGTGTTCCTGATGCCAGCCGGCGTGGTGCCGATGTCGGCAGACGAGATCGGTACTGGCCAGCCCGCGGTCGCAGCGGCGCCCGCCACGCCAGAGCTCGAGGCGGCCGGCTACGCGGACCGGTTCATGGTGGAACTGGCGCGGAAGCGGTCGGACAACGGTCATGCCCTGGTCGGTTGAGAAGGGCCACGGCTGCTCGGCGGCGAAGCCGTGGGCGGTCATCAATCAGAGATCCGGAGACCGTGAAGGTTGCCATGCGACCCGCGAGGCCGCGTTGAAGCAGCAGGCCGCCTTGTATGCGAAGGAGCCGACGATGCAGCACAACTCCGTGGTGCTGGCGTTCCCCACCGAGTGGAAGGCTGCCACCTCCGGCGACCCGGGCGAGCTGGACGGTTACGTCTCCGTGTTCGGCAACGTCGACCAGGACGGCGACATCGTCCTACCCGGCGCGTTCAAGAAGACCCTGGACGACTGGTCCCGGTCGAAGCAGTCGCTTCCGCTGATCGCCGACCATCAACTGTCCACCGAGGGTGTCATCGGATCGGTGGTGCAGGCGAAAGAGGACGGGGTCGGGCTGCGTGTCCGGGCCCGGTTCTCCTCTGATGCCAAGGCTCAGAGCATCCGCACCAAGATGATCGAGGGCCACATCAAGGGCATGTCGTTCACTTACCAGGCAGTCAGGCACTACCTGGGGTCGATGGCCGGCAAGTCGGTCCGTTACCTGCAGGAGTTGAAGTTGTTCGAGGCCACGGTAACCCCGTTCCCGGTGAACCAGATGGCGGTCGCATCGGCGAAGTCGGCCACTGCGGCCGACCCCGACCCGATGGACTTCGACCAGTTCACCGACTCGATGCGGAAGACCCTCGACATCAGCTATGAACCTGCCCGCAAGGCTGCCGTATCGGCCCTGCTGGAGGCGTATCATCCCAATGACACCGCAGCCGGAGTGGCCGACGAGCCGCCCACTGCGGACGCAGCCGCCGACACCGGCACGCCGGCCGTCGACACTGCGAAGGACCCAGCCGCCGCTTATGCGCTGGGCATCCTGCCTGTACCTCCCGAGCCGCGCGACGGCGCACTCAACCCCATCACATCGCTCGAGGTCGCGCGTACCTCGGCTGATCTCGACCGCGTTGAGGCCGAGATCACCAGAGCCCTTGGGAGGGCCACACCATGACCGACCGCTACCAGGACACGATGGACAAGGCGCTGCAGTGCATTCACCTCGCCCGCGCCATCAACGACCGCTACGAGGACCCCTCGCAGATGCCTGCCGAGGAGGTCCAGAACCGGAAGGCGCTGCTGGTTGAGGCGACCCGGCTGCAGGAGATCGCCGAGACGGAGCGTTCCCAGTCGAAGCTGGAGGCGTGGGCGTCCAGCCCGGACGCCGACCAGCCCGTCATGGTCGCCGCGGCCAGCAAGGCGATGGCCGAGGCGAAGATGAACGGCGGCACCGACAAGTACGAGCAGGCCAACCACGAACTGAACATGAAGCGGTTCGCTAAGGCGATGCGCTTCGGCAAGGAAGCCCTCTCCGTCGAGGAGAAGGCGGCCATCATCGAGGACGCCACCGGGCAGATCATCGTCCCCCACGACCTCGCCGGCCCGATCTTCCTCACCCTTCCCCGCCTCGGTGTGCTTCGGAATCTGGCGCTGGTGCGGAACACCACCTCCAACCTCGTCGACGTGCGCGCCCTGACCGGTGTGACCGCCGGATGGGGTCAGGTGGAAATCGTCAACGCCGGTGGCGCCACCCCGCCCACCGACGCTGCGATCGCCGCCACCGGTCCGAACACCATCACCGTCGGTGACCTGGTCGCCCTGGCCAAGATCGGCGTCGACGAGCTCGCGGACACCGATGCCAACCTGGTGTCGCTGGTGCAGGAGATCGTGGGCGCCAAGTTCGCTGAGATGGAAGACGACGCCTTCGCTGCTGGCAACGGCACGTCGAGGCCGTTCGGCCTGGCTACCCGAGCCACCGTCGGTGGCGCGATCCCGGCCGCGCAGGGTGTCACTGCTGCCGCGTCCGCGGTGGTCGCCGACCAGCTGAAGCAGATGCCGTACCTGATCTCGTCCCGGTTCGCCAACAATGGGGTCTACCTGGCCTCCGACGACGCCACCCAGGCGATCGCCCTGCTCAAGGACTCCACCAGCAACTACCTGTGGCAGCCGTCGATGCAGGAGGGGCAGCCGGCGCGGCTGTTCGGGTACCCGTTCTACCGGGTGTCCGGGCTTCCGGCGATGAACGCGACCACCACGTTCGTCGACCCGTCGGTGCTGTTCGGGGACATGAACGCGGGCTACATGATCGCGCAGCGGCAGCAGATCACGGTGCAGCGGCTCGACGAGCGGTACGCGGACCAGGGCCTGGTCGGGTTCCTGTTCAAGCAGCGTGTCGGCGGCGACGTGATCCGCCCGGCCGCGTTCGCCAAGTACCTGCTCTGAGAGGACAGCGATGGCCAAGCAGCGAGCGGGTAGGGCGCTGTCGAAGGTTCCGGCGGGAAGGAAGCCGTCGACTGCTACTGGTCGGTCGTCTTCGAGCCGCGGGTCGGTGACTCCGGCGGTGAACCGGGTTCGGAAGGGCGCGGCCGCCGCACAACACGGAGGTGGCAAGTGAAGATCAGAATCCATGGCCCGGCAGCGGGCTACGGCTGGGACGCCTCCCCGGCGCTGAAGTCGTGGGGACCAGACGAACTGGTCGAGGTTCCCGACGACAACCCGAAGGCCGTCGCCTGGGCGAAGGGCTGGGTGGACAACGGCGCCGAGCTCGTCGAGGACGTCCCGGCGAAGCCCGAGCCGAAGAAGGACGAGCCGAAGAAGTCGGCGGCGCCCAGCAAGTAACCCATCTACGTGTGGCAGCCCTCGCCCCCTCCGGAGCGAGGGCTGCCGCACATCCGGAGGAAAACGTGAAGATCATGTGGCACTCGGTGGCGCCGTGGGCACCCACCGGGTACGGACAGCAGACCGGCGTGTTCACCCCACGCATCAAGGCGCTCGGCCACGACCTGGCCCTGTCGCTGTACTACGGCCTGCAAGGCTCCCAGTTCGAGTGGAACGGCATCACCTGCTACCCCTCGTACAACGCCCCGTACGGGTCGGATGTCATCGTCCCGAATGCGCTGCACCACTTCGGCGCTGAGGAAGCCAAGGGCCTACCGGAGGCGTCCTGCCTAGGGCTGGTCATCACCCTCGGCGACGTGTGGACGTTCGAGTCCCCCATTCTCGACCAGTTGGCGGTCGCCTCCTGGGTGCCGATCGACCACCTCGAGGTCCCGGATGTGGTCCGGAACTGGTTCAACACCATGGGGTCGGTGCCGATCGCCATGTCACGATTCGGTGAGGCGGCGCTGCAGCGTGCCGGGCTGAACCCGGTCTACATCCCGCACGGTGTCGACACCGGCATCTTCCGTCCCGGTGACAAGGCGGTCGCCAGGGAGGCGGCCGGCATTCCCGAGGATGCCTTCGTGGTGGGGATGGTCGCCAACAACGTGGGCCGCGACGGGAACCGGAAGGCGTTCGCGGAGCAGGTGGCCGCGTTCGCCGAGTTTCGCCGCAAGCACACCGACGCGATGCTGGTGCTGCACACCGACGTTGACTCCCCGCCCGGGATGCGGCTGCGGCCGTTCCTGGAGCGGATGCTGCCCAAGGGTTCGTACACGTACACCGACATCTTCGCTTACCGCAAGGGTCTAAAGCCCTCAGCTGTTGCCGAAGTTCACCGGTCGTTCGACGTGCTGACCAACTGCTCATACGGCGAGGGCTTCGGCATTCCGATCATCGAGGCGCAGGCGTGCGGCACCCCGGTGATCGTCACCGACGCCACTGCCATGCCCGAGCTGGTCGGCGCCGGCTGGAAGGTCGGCTACGAACTGATGTGGCATGACTCGCAGGGCGCGTGGGCGGCCAAACCTCGGGTGGGCGAGATCCTGGACGCCTACGAGGAGGCGTACAACCAGGCCCGCAGCGAGGACATGCGGGCAAAGGCGTGGGCGTTCGCGCAGAACTACGACGCGGACACCATCACCCAGGACTACTGGAAGCCGCAGCTGGCCAAGTTCGAGCAGGCGCTGGCGCAACGCGCCGAGGACGTGAAGCGGCGACTGCCCCGCCCACGCCATGTGGACATCCGCGAACACGACGGATACCTGTGGCTGGACCGCGGCGACAACTCCGACGACTGGGTCGCCTACACCGACCACGAGTCGTGGATTCGGCCGCTCATGCACGACCTGCTGCCCCAAGGTGGCGTCCTGCTGGATGTCGGTGCGCACGTGGGCCGATGGTCGATCCGGATGTCGCCGATAGCCAGCCTGGTGGTGGCGGTGGAGGCGAACCCGTCGACGGTGTCGACGCTGTGCCGGCATCTGGCCATGAACGACATCCAGAACGTTGTCGTCGTCGATGTGGCCGCCTGGGATGAATCCACCCGGCTGGTGCTGGAGGACCCGAACCAGCGGCAGGACGGCGGCG